AAAGATTATCCATCCCACACGTTGCCCGGAATTGTGGCTTACGATGTATATGATAATGGTACTGTGAGAGATTGCCGGAAATATCCGTACGGTGTGAAGTAGATACATTGTAGATACACTACCAGACCTATCACGATTGTAGCCTATAGGATACACCTAGACAAAGATTATACAAAGGGTGTACAAAGCATAGTGTACATTTTAACCATAATAATCTAGTCTTATTTTGGTGTATCCCACAACAATAGAATATATGTTCTAGTGCCGGTGAGTAACCGGCATTTTCTTTGTCCACCAACCTTAACAGAATATTGCCGTATAATACTTTAGTATTAGTGCTATGTGTGATGATACGAACATAACGTTATGGGCCTATCCTCCGGTATTGCATACTATGTGATGCATAGTACATTGTATAACACACAAAGGCGGATTATAAGCGATTAGAGCCACGATAATTAGCATGGTGGTATATGTACTCCAAAACGCTGCTATCGTTTAATCTAGGTGCCTTCACGAGCCGCTAATGGGCATTCTAGATATGCTCGTTGCGCCAGTATTCTGTAGACCCCACGATATAACCATTTTGAGCGCACTCTTCGCATAGTCAATGGTGAATACTGTGATACCAGAGTACAGTGCATAGAACATATGTGCTATTGCATAACGTGTAGCACATAGCACATATGTTCTATTGTGCAACATGCACAAATCATTATATGCGTGCAATATACATTGCATATAGTACATATTATTGCAAGCATAATTGTTTCACTTGACATAATGTGCTACCCCTTCGTTATGTAATTCTAAAGGGGCGGGAGTCCCGTTGCGTGGGGATATATAAGTATTACCCCCTTATTATTATCATCTACAAAATTTTAGAGTCTCATATACTTCTCCTCCCTTATATATAATATATATAATATATATATAATATATACAATATAAACATACTAACTACTAATATAAACTATAAAACTTACTAAAACATAAAAACTTCCCCAAAATATAATATCTTCTATAATATTCTTCTTATCTTTAAAATAAGAATAATTATGAATATACTTCCTTCTTAACTTAATACTCTCATATATATTAATAAAAGAAACAATAAAAACCAAAATAGTAATAAAGTATAACATTATAATCCTCCCAAGTAATAACATATATATAATATAAATATATATATAAACATAAATAACACAAAGTATTTCAAAATTAACTCCTATCTCTAAATGTTGTATACTACTATAATAAGACTTATTAAAGTCTTAAAAGGAGGTGATGTATTGAGATTTCCACACTTAATAATGACACTTACTGGTATTTTTGAAATATGGATTATTATTGACTTATTCTTAGACTTTTCAAATAATGCTAATAAGTATTTAACAGATAATGATTTAGTAAATTTTATTGTTTTGGTTTTAATGTTATTGATAATAATTACATTGATAATTATAGTACATACAGCTGATATGCGCCAAAGTTCATACTTATATAAATTTTCTATTGTACTTTGTACTATACTTAGTGCTGCTTGGTTGTTGATGTTCGTTAATGCTACTTTGAATGAGCACTTTAGGATATTAACACCACTATTGTTATACTTTTCTTTAATTAAATTTTTAATAGCGTGGTACTTAGGAGATGCTGCGAAGGAGAGTTCAATTGAGTGATATACAATTCATAGTATTAGTCTCACTCTTAGTTTTCTTCATGCTCATTTTTATCTTCAACGTACCAAAGAAACTATCTTCAATTATTGACCCTGAATTTTCTGAGTTAGTAAGACTCCAAAGTGAGTTACTAGCTTGGAAGGCTAGGGTTAGCGATTTAGAGTTTAAATTAAAGTTTGAGCAGGAGCAAAACTTATTGTTGACTACAAGGCTTAATGAATTAATAAAGAGGGTAGAAATGCTAGAGGGTGATACTAAAATACTAACAAAGGAGAAGGCTACACTACTCGTAATGGGCGAGAACGCTTTTGGTTTAGCTGACAGGAATGCAATGCGTAGGGCGGGGGTGCTATTCCATAGATTAGTAAATGCTGAATTTAATGATTTAAGGGAAGAATTACAACGTAAGAGAAGTGAAAGTCGTCAGTACAAAATTGTACATATTAGCTCACACGCTGGTGCAGATGGTATACAATTTTCTGATGGCTTAAAGACTGGCGACGAAGTATCTGATATAATGGATGGTGTTGAGTTATTGTTTTTGGCATCTTGCAGTAATGTAAAGGTTGCTGATTCAATTTTGGGCGTAGTAGATAATGTTGTCGTTGTATATGAGAACGTAAACTCTAAAAACATGGAGAATTTTGTTTTTGAGTTTTACAATGAATTAAAGATTGATTTTGATATTCGTCGTAGCTTTAATGCTGCGCTATCTAAATCTCCTTCTGTTTCAGAATACGTAGATTTAAGGACAATACACTAATGGCATATAAACAGTTGGGGCGACCCAAGAAAACTAGCGTAGAGAAGTACGAAGATGCTCGTATGGGGATTGCGCTTTTGAGCGACGAAGAGAGGATTGCTACAGTGTGGGCTGCTAGGTTAGCGGGGCATACTCACAATCAAATTTATCATTTAATGCTTAAGAGGTTTGGCGAGAGTTTGCCAGCCTCTTACTCACCAAAGAGTGTTGAGTTAGATTTACAGAAGGCATTCAGCCAACTTCCTTCAACTTACGGTGAAACAGCAAGTGAAATGGTTCAAATTGAAAATGCACGCTTTGACAGAATGTTAAATTCAATTTGGCCGGAAGTTGAGGCTGGTAATACTAGGGCTGTTGATACTGCTTTGGCTATTAGTCGTGAGCGCCGCAAAATGTTAGGGCTTGACGAACCTGAGAAGTTCCAAGTTGACTGGCGCATTACACTTGCTCAAATGGTTCAGAGTGGCGAGTTGACGCCAGCGCAGATTGTTGATGAGTTCGGTGAGGAAATTTTGGTTGAGGTTAATGAGCGTTTATTGGAGTTAAAATGATTAAAACTTTAATTCCTGATGATGTATATAACAGGGCTAAGGCAAACTCATTAAAAAAGAAAGCAGAAGCAGACTCAGCACTTAAGGCACCAACAGACCCGCTTAGTTGGGTTTCTGCTTTATTCCCCACAATTTTTACAAGACCATTCGGAGTGATGCACGAAGAGTTGTTTAATTACGTTTGGAATGTAGAGTTAGATAAAACGTACAGTCCATTCGTTGCAATTTGGCCTCGTTCAATGGGTAAGAGCACTTGTGTTGAAACTAGCGTTTTAATGTTGGGCGCAAGGGGCAGGCGAAAATATGCTTTATATGTTTCTGAGACTCAAGACTTAGCTGACCAGCATTTAGCTTCAATTAGAGATATGGCTGAGACAGCAATTATGCGTACTTATTACCCAACCTTCGCAAAGCCAAAATTAACTAAAGAAGGTCATAGTCGTGGTTGGCGACGTAACAGGCTTGTATTTGGAAATGGATTTACTGTTGATGCTTCTGGTTTAGATACTGCTCGTCGTGGCTCTAAAATGATGGATACCAGACCTGATACAATCTTATTAGATGATTGTGATGCTAAGGGGGATGGGCCAGCAATTACACAAAAGAAAATTGATACAATTTTCACTTCTCTTTTGCCGTCTGGTAGCAGGAACCTTTTGGTTCTCGCAGTGCAGAACATGATTATCGACACTGGAATTTTTGCAAAACTTGCCTCAAGCGACCCTCCATTTATGAAGGACAGAATTTTATCTGGCCCATTTCCAGCCCTTGAAGATTTTGAGTGGTGGTACGACGAAGAGGGGAAAATTGATATTTCTGGTAAGCCAACTTGGAGTGGCTTTACTTTGCCAGAAATCAAAAATACAATTAACACTGTTGGTATTACAGCTTTCCAGAGTGAGTATCAACACGTTATCGTAGATGAGGGGAGCTTGTTCGCAGGTATTAAGTTCAATAGAATTAATCGCCGTGCTGTTCCACCATTAGTTTCTGTTGTCGTTAGTATTGACCCTGCCGTAACAAATAAAGAGGGTAGCGATTCTCATGGTATATGTTGCATGGGTATGGATGATAAGGGTAAGAAGTACATTTTGGACTGGTGGGAAAAGAGGGCTACTCCAGAACTTTCAATGAGAAAGGCTTTATATTTTGCCGTAAAGAATAATGCACACTTAGTTAGAATTGAATCTAATCAAGGTGGGGAAACGTTCTTATACATTTGGGATAGAATTGTTGAAGATTCTGGTCTTGATGAAGATAGAATTCCTGGGGTTGAATTAGTAAGAGCGTCAGCTTCTACTGGTTCAAAAATGGAGAGAGCGTCACAAATGTTAATTGATTATGAGTTGAACAAAATGTACCATGTTGATGATGAATTTACAGAAGATTTAGAGAAGGCTTTATTGCGCTTTCCAACAAGACCGCCTGACGACGGTGTTGATGCGTGTTACTGGTCTTGGAACTTTCTGAATGAGAGTGAAAGGTGGTTTTTGTGATTTGTGACTTTTGTAGTGAAAAAGCAGTATTTCAAATTGTTGACGAATTCCATTACAAAGACAAAGATGGCTACCTAAGAATAAGAGGAATGCCATATGTCAAGAGGGTTTGTCGTAAGCATGAGAACCTAATTAAAAAAGAGGTTTACTACTCGGAGGAATTAAATGGCGAAGGATATTAAAATTATTAGTCCTACAGCAACTAAGACGTTAACTGTTGAGCAATTCAACAATGACGATATGTGGCAGGATGTTAGTGTTTATGGCGAAAGTCGTAATAAAACTGGTGAGATTCAAAAGGGTAAGAAGTACAAGCAAGAGATTGCCACAATTTATCGTTGCATTGATATTCGTGCTGGTGCAGTTGCAAGTGTTCCGTTTACAGTGTACGACTTAAAGAATGGCGACGAATTAGTTAACAGTTCAAACTTTTGGTCAAACGATAAGTTCCGCTGGCTATCAATTTTGCAGAATTTACTGTATTTGACTGAGGCTAGTTTGCTTTTGACTTCTGAGGCATTTTGGTTGAAGGAACGCAGCTTAACTAAGAAGAATCTTGGTTTTAGATGGCTTGCCGCACCATACATCAATCCTATTTATTCAAGCGTAGATGGCATCACTGGTTTTGAAAGACAGTTGAACACAGGGCAAAAAGAGACATTCACTGTTGATGATGTTGTTTATTTTATGACGCCAAATCCTCTTGGTGAGTTAGTACCTGATACTCCACAAGTATTGTCTGCTGCTGCAAGTGCCGGTGTAATTCTTAACTACGAAAACTTTATTAGTGAGTTTTACAAGCGTGGCGCAGTTAAAGCAACCGTTCTTTCTGTTGATAGAAGTGTCCCGCCTAGAGAGCGTGAGAGATTGCGTAATTTCTGGCAGGACATGATGAGTGGATTAAAGAATGCTTTTACTACGGAAGTCGTGAGTGGCGACGTTACTGCTCAAGTAATTGGTGAGGGTGCTGGCGACAGCGAGAAAACGGAGGTCTTACGTGACCGTAGAAAAGATATTGCAACAGGCATGGGTGTTCCTTTCAGCTTGTTGTTTGGAGATAGTTCTGCAAGTTATACGGCTGGCCCAACTGAGGAGTTGAACTTCCTAAAGTACACAATTGCTAGAAGAATTAATTTAGTTCAAGAAGTATTGAACCAATCAATCTTCACGCCAGAAGGCACAAGAATTAGATTCTATATTGAACACCTTCCCGCCTTTAGAGATTTTGGTGCTACTCAAGTTGATATTTTTAAGAAGTACACCGATTCTTTACTTCCTGCTTCGCTTGCTGCTAGACTTTCCGGCATTCAATTGCCTGATGGTGTTACCTACGAGGATTTGGACGAATTTGTTGATAAAGAGCGTGAGAGACAATTCCAAGAGAAGGAACGCATTGTTACACTCAACTCTAAGATTAATGAACAAAAGGGCGGCGATGGAAAGCAGCCTAGCAAGAAGAGACCAGAAGAAGATAATAATCTAAAATCTATTGACTCTGATGAATTTGACAGAGAAATTAAAATCTACAGAAAGTGGCTCAGAAATAGAAAGTTCGTCGCTAATCCTTTTGATTTTGATTCTACCTTGCTTTCTGATGAATTGAAGATGGAAATTTATAATGAACACTGGAAGGGTAAGGAAGTGGAGTCATTTGAAGTGGAGGAATACTAATGCCAAGTTATTCTGTTCTTGGTTTCAATGACGGTGAGGAATTAGAATTTTTAGTTGCTCTTGAATCAGACTACAAGGGGAAAATCAATGACGCTTTGTTGGCGCAGTTGTTCTTTTTGTTTGGTGAACCTGTCGATATTGCGGATAGATACGCCTTTCAAACGGAAGTGTTGAACAAATTCGATACAAGCGCAGAGCAATTAAAGGAAGTTTTGGCTGATGCAATTTTGGCATATACGTTGTTGGGTGCTTCTCATGCTGCTGGATTGATTGGCGAGTTAATTCCTGGCTTTTCTTACGAAGAGCAAAAGGGCGAACTACAAACTTGGGCTAATAAGCGTGCTTTAGAGTCTTTCGGTCTTGTTCAGAAAACTAGCAGGAAGAGATTAGAAGTTGCGCTCGCTGCTTTTGTTGCAGGAACTTATACGATTGAATATTTAATTAATCAATACAAGTCTGTTGCTGCTGACTTAGAGAGGGCTAGTTTAATTAATGAGACTGAGAGTATTACTGCTTTCAATATGGGGATTTTGATTGTTGCAAGGGCGTTGAGTTTTGTTGTGGCAGTTAAGCATATAACGGTTGGGGACGACAGAGTTTGTAGTATTTGTAAGCCCAAACATGGTATGGTTTATCCAATTAATGCTGCACCAACACTGCCCTTGCATTATAACTGTCGGTGCAGATATGCACTTGTTGTTGATAGAAGAAAAATCCTTAGAGATTTTTTGGGATTCTAAAAAACCGTTTTATAGCCGTTTTAAGGCCCCTCAAAATTGAAAGTGGTATCCAGGTACTAAAAAGTCTCTACGACGCCAAATAGACCCCTTCACGGCGTTTTAATGGGCATTGTAGAGTTTGTTCTAGCGAGGCATTTTATGGGTGAGGTTGTTTACATCAAATCTAGCAACATTGACAAGGCAATTAAGTACCTTGACAGTGTTGGAAAGGATATGTCGGCATTTGATGCTCCAATGAAACAAGCAGGCAAAATGGGGCTTGCTGCTGTTAAAAGCTACCCTCTTTTGGGTAACTGGCCTGGGGGGAACATTACTTCTGCTCCAAGAAGGGCTGGCTCAAGTTACAAGCGTACATTTGCACTTCAAAAATCTTGGAATGGGCGCATTAACAAGAAGAAACGTGATGTTGCGGAGTATTTAATTTATCAGAAGGGTGTGTTAAATCCCAAAAGTGGGAAGGATGCGAGAAAGTACATGCCATATGTTCAAGGTTCTGAGCAAGTGGCAGTTCACGCAACTTGGTGGAATACTTTGGATGACTGGCGAGTTATTTT